GTTATATTTGTTTTGCCGGTCAGTGGCTTCTCGAGCTTGGGCGTTCTGTGAACTAGTACTAAAAGCACTACCAATACCCCCAAGCACCGCTCCGGCGATTGCTCCCCAGACCATACTCAGACCCTCCTATAGAAACGTGGTGTGTAATTACCTTCCCACATCATTGCATTAACTGCAACAGGAAATGGTGAATTGTTAAACATTTTCAATCTAAAATTTTCTGTACGTTGATGGATAGGAATAGTAAATACTGTTTCGTTGTCTAGGGGGACATCATTAGCCAAATAGCTATTGGCTTCGATAACAGGTTGAACAGTAAACCAATCTTTAATGTAGAACTTAATTTCTGCATCAGCAGCAGGTGCTGAACTAAAGACAATCGTGGTGTCGTTAGTAAAACTAAAAGCAGTTTCATTAACGCCGTTAACCGTCACTAGAACGTCAGACCTATTGACATAATCAAGATCACGTTTATTAAAGGTGTAGGTAGTTGTAGAACCATCACCAGTAAACTTAACTTCATAAGGCAGTCTACCCTGTTGTTCCAGTTTAAAGCTCATCATACCAGACAAACCAACTGCAAACTTCATACGTGCAATCGTAAGATTAGCAGTAAAGTCTGTAACCCGTGGGTCAGGTCTGAAGTAAGTCCTAGGTAGTTCAACATCAAAGTTGTATTTGAAGCCTACAATGACATCGCTAGCGACGCTGGTAAGATCTTTAAACGGTACGATGAAGTAAGGACCAGTACCATCAGAATCACGCTCAGGTGTAATGGTAAAGCCGGACTCAACAAACGAACCAGAACTGGTATTTCCTTTAATAACAATAATAGGTGTCAACGAAGACACATCATTATAAGGAAGGTAGCACTTAGATAGTTTATTAACCGAATCATACACAACGCTAGAAGCAGGTGCATACAGGTCAACACAGGGATTCACCTTTTGACCTTGGTTATTAACGATAATAGCTTGTTCAGGACTTTGGCTAAGAGCAGCTTTAGACAACACAAACTGATTACCTTGTTTGGTAACAGCATACATGTCATCGGAGTTAGTTACGATAAACTGCACGGTACCTGGCATTAACCAGCTAACCCAAGCTTCCATCAGGTTCTCTTTACCGTCGTTGTAATAACGGAAAAGAAACACTTCATTTAACCCCTGACCAGTCATGGCAATCATGGAGTTCTGAGGACTGGAGATCAGTTGATCAACATTAGGTGAAATCCATTCTTTAACAACCCTAGATAGGTCAAGAATCTGTGGGTTCTCTTGTTGACCCCGTGTAATCATACTAAAGACACGAGAGTAGCCAGGTGTTTTAGTGATAAAGTTAATGTTAGTTCCAGCATCAACAGGCTCGATTTTCCGGTCCATCTCATAATTAGACAAAGCACGGATGGTTGCCAGGGACGGTGTAAGAACACCAGCATCAGCAAACAACACAAACTGTTGATTTTCAGAGAACAGAATCACACCTTGAGCAGTAGGCAATGCAGCGTGAAGAGCTGTAGGTTTAATAGAAGAACAGCTAATATCAATAGGATCAGATTCAAGGGTTGTCTGGGCTGACTTAAAATAGAAGTTATAAAAGTCACCAGACTGACTCATGATCACATTGTCCTTAGACAAGAAGCCCAGGCGGTTATTGTGGAAGAATCCAGCAGTAATTGCTTCCCCTACAAAAGTAGGATCTGAGTTAGTTTCATCATCACCAACCAACCTATTTTCATAGCTGATCTGTTTAAAGATAAAAGTATCTACTGCAGTGTTGACAAGCTCATGAGGCATGGTAGCATTATCAAGACCTGGCGACACATTGGGTGCACGTGTCTCTTCCCAGTAACCTTCACCAGATACACCATCGTGTGCTACAAATTTAGCCCAGTAGTCATCTGCTGCTACATCTGAATTAATAATTTTAATCAGACGATCTTGAACTGATTTAACAGGAAGTCCAGCTACGGTAGCGACTTCATCCTCAACAGCTGTCAGTGCTTTATTATCCAAACCACCTTCGGCATGGATGTCCATGTCAATGGTGCTAACAATCTCCAAAGAGTTAGCAAGTCTGGTAACAGTCAGCTGAGCGTGGTCACCAGTCATGACGTTAATATCATTCTCTAAATCAATAAGAATAGTATTAGCGTCAGCAGAACTAGGAGTAGTATAAGTAGCAGTTTTAGTTACACCATTAATTGTAATATCAATCGTGTACGTAGTAGAAGCAGTAACGTACTGGATTTCTACTGACGCTACACGATGAGGATACCACGAAGGAGTTGCTTGCACACCGACAGTGACAGCACTATTAATAATAATAGAGGTGTCTTGAACGGTAATAATTTTATAGTTGTCTTTAGTACCAGTCAGATAACCTTTGCCGTCAGGGTAGGTAACAGTGCAAACGTTACCGTTTACTGCGTTCCAAACGTTAATATCTCCTACAACAAATGTACCAGTAACATCTACTGAAGTACCAGCATCTGCTGCTGCAATAGTAATTGTATCACCATTATCGTAATTATCACCAGGACGATTAATTTTAATTTCAGTGACAACACCTCCATCAGCTATTAAATCTACAGTTAAATTTGTACCACTTCCTGAAGTAGTAGTTGATACATTTGTTTTGTTAGTAGCGCCACTTGTGCCGTTGTTTACTAAGGTAATAGTTGCAGGGATAATTATACCCACATATTCTTCATCATCATCACGTTTGATGTAGAACCATTTCCCATCATCATACGTAGTACCAGTACCAAGGTTGACAATGTGTTCAAACCCTGGTCGTTTAGTCAAACCATATGTAGCATCAGGAAATCCGTTGTAGCACTCACGGACTTGACCTGGCAACATTTTATCATCTGATTGTTTAGAGACGCCACCAAGGTAGCTGTTGATCCGTTGAGTAACTGAAGCCATTTATCGGTAAAGTGCAGTGTACGGTTTGTAGCCAGTGTAGGTATTAGTTTTACCAGAGTGACCAAAGTAAGTATAGTCACCTTGATTACACTCATACTCCAACGCCATTGCCCTTGTAAACGCTTCTTTCTGTTGAAGAATTTGGTACTGTGTACCGTCTCCGACAATACGGCTAGACACAACAGAGGCTGCTCTGGCGGTGATAAAATCAGCAATAGGTGTGGGGATATCAACCCAGTCGAATAGCCAGGTAATATCACACTCTACTTTGTCAGTAAACGTATAGGTGTGGTTAGCTTTGTCATACAGCTTACCACTACGTTTGATAACATCTTTATCCATGTTAGCGGCATTTTGACTCAAGTCAATCTGCAACATATTACTAGGAATAAGAATTTGGTTATTAGTGTCAGGAGTCAATTCATAGTTATACTCCTTGTTGAATGACCAACCCTCAGCCTGTACTTCCCTTGAGACTTCAAGCAAAGTCTGGTAAGCAATCGCAACGTCCGGGTTGGTTTGATCTAGGGTAGTAACAGGCGCTTGCCCACATGATTGCAGAATTTGATTTACAGCAGGTAGCTCCTGCGTTGCATTAGTGGTAGGAAAAGCCATTGAGTATCATTCTCAGTAAAGAATTAAAAAAAAGGAGCCCCCGAAGAGGCTCCCGTAAAACGCATAAAAATCAGAATGCAGAAGGTGCAGTGGCACCGACATACAGCTCAACAGCTGCAGCAGGGTTCAGGTAGTCACAGCCACAAGCCAGACGACCCAGCATCACATCACCCTGGTAGATGACGGACACATCACCGCTGGTGACTTGGACCTGAGGACCAATCGCTTCGACCATACCGGCTGCTTCCTTCTGGAAGATCAGACCGCAGGACTTAGCGCCAACTTCAGCAGCAGTACCGTAATCGTTGTTGATACCAGACTGAGCAGTGCTAGCATCTTCCAGAGTTTCGCCCACGAAGGAACCAGTGTTGCCAGGAGCAGTCACACCAGTAGTACCACCATAAGCAGTACCATACTTACCCAGGAAGGGGATGTTCATGGACTTGTAGATCTTGATACCAGCGATCTCGATGATGCCTTGACCGTTTTGCAGCGCGGTACCTTGGACATCACGGTTCACCAGACCGTTCGTACCAACAGCTTGGATCAGCTCGTAGTACTGACGGGGGTTCAGGACGGCAACACGGCCATCGCTAGAGACACCCTTCTCATCCAGGGCAGCGGCAGCATCATAGAAAGCCGAAACCAGATTAGAAGAATTGTAAGCATCAGAATCGTTAGCGGTAGAACCCACACGAATCTGAGTACCACCAGGCTCAACATAGCCAGTAGCGGTAATCGGGGAAGCAGCACGAGCACCACGTGCAATAGCACGGAAGGCGAGACGGTCATACTTCTCAGCCAGAGCATAGCCGATCTTACGGCTGATCTCCGAACGCAGATCGTAATGAGCCAGAACTTCGTCAAGCTCATACACAAATGCCGAGCTGATCAGCAGGTCATCAATGGTGATGGTCTTCTCGGCCACCGGGGGTGCACCGTTGCTATCACCAAGAATGCTGTTGCCAGGAGTATGGAACTCGGACTTAGTGCGACCAGTGTAGATGAACTGCAGAGATTTGCCGTTCTTAATGGTACGCTTCATGATCAGGTCCCGAGCAATAGTATTGTGCTGGAAACCTTTGAACATCTCACCGCTAAAAAGCTTGAGATACAGAGCACGGGTATCACCCGCCAGGTTAGCCTGACCCAGCTGAGTAAGCTGAGAGGGGTTAACCGAAGATTGGAAAGCCATTTTTTTAAGGAGTTAATTAATAATACTTACTCCCAAACGTTTGGAAAATTTTTTCAATATTTTTTGTGGTCTATCCCACCGTCTAGACGGCGAAGGGTGTCCTCGTAAGGGCCAACGCCAATAGGTAAGGGAGGGTTTGCACCTCCCAATGCCGCTTTAACGGACTACCTTTTTAGTGTAAGAAACGCCGCGATACTTGTAAGTGACTTGAACAGTCATGATAATCTCCAAGTGTTTGATCCCCGTTCCATGATCAAACTTCATGCGTCCCTTTGTGAGGGATGAACGGACGGGAGATTACCCTACAGCAGGGGCGCGAAGGGCGACAGGAGTTGCCTCAACAGAAGCAAGGTCCAAAGGGAAGTTGTGTGCATTTCGTTCGTGCATGACTTCGAAGCCAAGGTTTGCTTGGTTAAGAATGTCTGCCCAAGTACGAACAACACGTCCCTGACTATCAAGAAGGGACTGGTTAAAATTAAAGCCGTTAAGATTAAAAGCCATCGTGCTGACACCAAGAGCAGCGAACCAAATACCAACAACAGGCCAAGCAGCCAGAAAAAAGTGCAGACTGCGAGAGTTGTTAAAGCTTGCATATTGGAAGATCAGACGACCGAAGTATCCATGAGCGGCTACGATGTTGTACGTTTCTTCTTCTTGTCCAAACTTATAGCCATAGTTTTGAGACATGTCCTCAGTCGTTTCACGAACAAGAGAAGACGTGACAAGGCTACCGTGCATAGCACTAAACAAGCTACCCCCAAATACACCAGCAACTCCCAACATATGGAATGGATGCATGAGAATATTGTGTTCAGCTTGGAAGACCAGCATGTAATTAAACGTACCGGAGATACCGAGTGGCATTGCATCAGAGAAAGAACCTTGACCGAAGGGGTAGACAAGAAACACTGCAGTGGCTGCAGCGACTGGAGCGGAGTAAGCAACGAAGATCCAGGGACGCATCCCTAGTCGATAGCTAAGTTCCCACTCTCGTCCCATGTAAGCATAGATGCCAATGAGGAAGTGGAAAACGGTGAGTTGGAATGGACCCCCGTTGTACAGCCATTCATCAAGTGAATTAGCTTCCCAAATTGGGTAGAAGTGTAGTCCGATGGCATTGCTGCTCGGAACGACGGCTCCCGAAATAAT